TAATCCTATAAAAACACTGTTTTTCCAGCCATTTTCAGAGGTAATTTAACATAATCAACATTATCAGACGTTGGCCATCTCCTGCCTATTCATCCTATTTTGCCTATCTTGCCATTGTGTGAAATGCTGAAAACATAGGGGGCCAACCCTTTCCAGGATGGACCAGGGGGTGTCAGTGCCTCTCACATTTTTTTATATTTTCGTCTATTTGCGACATCCACGTTACTTTTTCTATCATGCCTTGTCAAAAAATTTTTTTGTATAGGAGGGTATATGGGAAGAGGCCCACACATCAAGAGCAGGGTAATCGCTTTAGCCCTGCGGCAGTGTAGAGGTTTGATTTACCTTGCCGCGAAGAAAATAGGGTGCAATCCTGCAACCATTCACAAGCGTCTTCACAAAGAACCTAAGTTGCGGCAGATCGTGGATACCGAACGTGAAACCTTCTGTGATATTGCGGAAGCCAAGCTGCTGGAGGCAGTGCAGAAGGGCGAATCCTGGGCCGTCTGCTTCGCGCTGAAGACTCAGGCAAGGAAGCGTGGCTACATCGAATCCAAGACACCTCCTCACCTCGCCCTGGGCAATGCCGGTGGTGCCACCGTCAATCAGAACGGTGTTGTCGTCTACCTGCCGACCAAGAAGGATGGAGAACCTGCGGACTCTGGGCAACCTTTGTCCTCAAAATCTGCGCCGACCACAGAACCGTTGCCTTTACCAGCCCCGATTGCCATGAATGTTGATCTGCCGGTTAAAGAGGAAGCCAATGCCTCCTGAAGCCAAGAAACCTGCTGCTGCCGAACCTGCCAAAAAGGTTGTCCCTCAGCCTATGCAGCAAAAGTTCCTTGAGAACAATGCTGATATCTGTGTTTATGGCGGGGCGGCAGGAGGTGGTAAGTCCTGGGCTATTTTACTCGAACCTTTGTATCATGTTCGCAATTCGGGATTTAACGCAGTGATTTTCAGGCGAACCTTCCCGCAAATCTCTCAGCCTGGTGGCCTGTGGGATCAGTCAGGCAAGGTTTATCCTGATTTTGAAGCGACCCCGAACATGACAGATACCAAGTGGAAGTTTCCTTCAGGGGCGACCGTTCGCTTTGCTCACCTTCAGTATGACAAGAACGTGTTCGACTGGATGGGTTCTGAAATCACGTTGATCGGATTTGACGAGTTGACGCATTTTTCTGAGGAGCAGTTCTGGTACTTGCTGTCTCGAAACAGATCGACCTGCGGTATTAAACCGTATGTTCGGGCTTCCTGCAATCCTGATGCTGACTCATGGGTCGCAAAACTCCTTGAGTGGTGGATCGATCAGGACACTGGTTTCCCGATTCCTGAACGTGCCTGCAAAAAACGGTATTTTGTGAGACTTAACGACAAACTGGAATGGGCCGACACGTTTGATGAATTGAAAGAACGGTTTCCCGATTCCATGCCCAAATCCCTGTCGTTTGTTCCCGCAAAACTGTCGGATAACAGGAAGTTGATGGATCAGGATCCAGGGTATCTTGGCAACCTCCTTGCATTGCCGCTGGTTGAGAAAGAGCGGTTGCTGAATGGCAACTGGAAGATCCGGCCAACATCAGGTCTTATTTTCAACAGATCCTGGTTTAAGATTGTGCCTTCTTCACCCCGTTTGGCCAGGCGTGTGCGGGCGTGGGATAAGGCGAGTACTCCCGGCGCAGGAGACTGGACTGCTGGAGTGCTGATGTCGTTGGATGATGATGGTGTTTATTATGTCGAGCATGTCATCAGGGGCCAATGGAGCCCTGCCGAAAGGAATCGGGTTATTCAGCAGACGGCGATGATGGATGGCACTGATATTGAAATTTGGCTGGAGCAGGAAGCTGCCTCTTCCGGCAAGGAATCGGCACAGATCAGTATCAGGGAGTTGGCAGGGTTTGTTGTGCATGCTGAACCTGTGTCAGGAGATAAGGTAACTCGGGCCAGGCAGTTTTCGGCACAGGTGGAGGGTGGCAATGTTCGGCTGCTGGAGGCCGAATGGAACATGGATTACCTTGATGAACTCCATGGCTTCCCAAAAGCTGCCCATGATGATCAGGTCGATGCGTCGAGCATGGCCTTTAACAAGCTTGCCAATGCGTTTCGGGGATCATGGGATCCGTATGTCACTCCTGGAATTGATGATCGATCTTATCTTTCCCGGATGCCCAAAAGCCTGCTGGTCATCGAAGATAAAAGAACTGATGTGTCCGAATACGGCGAGATCAGCATGGATGACGATGACGATCCAGAAGAGCATGGTCGCAGCATCAGGGTTTTTCTGGATGATCTCTGGTAGCATTTTTTTGACGATTCGTCGGCTTTTATGCTAATCTGCCGACAGTTTGTATCAAGATCAAGGGGTTGTTATGCCGCAAATGACCGGAGGTCCCATTGAAGACAAGCCAGGTTTTGTGCGAGGTGGCCTAATTGGCTATTTGCGACGAACTCTGGCCAACTTTACGGGCCTGCAACCTTTGTCCAACACTGATCAGTTTGATGATACTCTTGGCCGAGAGGAAGTGTCTTCAGGGCCACAGGGGCTGATTCTGCCCTGGTATCCTCCGTACAACTCCTACACCGAAAATCAGTCCGAATCAAGTCCCGAAATGCAGATGGCATATCGGCGTATGATGTCGGATCCCAATGTCCACGCTGCCGTGACAACGCAAATTTTTGGCGTGGGTGCCTTGAATCTGCAAATCCGGCCACCAAAGAATCCCACCAAACGTGACATTGAAATCACCGAATGGAACTCGTGGACCTTCACCCAGGCAATGCGGGAAGGCCTGCACAACAACATTTGGCAGATTCTGTCTGGAATGCTGCTTGATGGCTACAGTCTTTGTTCCAAGGTTTTGGCTGTTGAGACGGCAGGTGAGTGGACCGGCAAGATTCGTATCGCCAGCCTGAAGGCTGAGGATGTCGGATTCAATGTGGTCCTTCGTGTTGATGAGCATCGCAATGTCGTGAATGCCATGGGCCTGCGATACAATGCTGGCCAATATTTTGACATGACGCGATTTGTCTATGCCCGTCATATGCCCTTGTACAACAGCCCTGTTGGTCAGTCAGCATTGAGGGCAGCATACAGGGCGTGGTGGTCTTTGCGGGTGGCTCAGCAGTTGCGATTGGTCTTTCTGGAGAAACGAGCGATCCCGATCATCTGGGGCAACTACAAGACGGCATCCCAGAAGCAGAGTCTTGATCGGGCCTTGGGGTTGGCTAAAAGCAAGACCTGGATTACGGTTCCTGATGATGTTCGGCTGGAAGTGCTGAATGCTGCCGGAGGAGCGGAAGAGGCTTATGCTGCGGCAGTCAAGGACTGGAAGCACGACATCTTCCTGGGGATTCAGGCAGCATCCCTGCCGAATATTGAGGGGCAGGTCAGCGATGGTCGTGGCAACACTGAGATTCAGATGTCGCAGGCCGATCTGTTTAAGTGGTGGTTATCGCAGACGATTACCAACATTTTCAATGATCACGAATCCGGCCTGATCAAGGATAACACAGATCTCAATTATGTTACAGACCGTTATCCCACAGCAAGTTTGTCAGCTATCAACCAGGAAGAGATCAAGGAAGAACTGAATAACTACTACACCGCATGGGAAATGGGTGTTGATCTCAGCAAACAGGAGATTTACGACAAGTTTAACTGGAAACGTCCTACAGATCCAGACGACACACTGAAGGGCAAGACACAGGACGCAATGATTTCAGGTTCTGCGGGATCGGATCCCAATCCCCCTGCACCGCCTGGTTTAAAATCCCCATTTGATGAAACAGGATTTACTGATGAAAGTGAAAGTCTGAACTCAAGTTCAGATTCAGGACGGTCCCAGGAGGTGCCGTCTTCTGATACCTTTCAATTCTCAGAATCATGGAAACGATATTTCGACTCCCGATCTGGAAAAAGATAAATGTCTTGCTGGTCCTGATGGCAGGAAAGCAGCGGAATTGCTGAAGAAAACAGTGACTCATGGCACTGCGGTGCTGAGGACGATTGTTGAAAATGCCTTGCAGCGATTGCTGCGGGAAGGAAAACCGGGAGATCCGCTGTTTACGCAAGAAGACGAAGACAATCTTGCTAATGAATTAGCTGCGACTCTTGCAGCAGCGGATCTTCTCGGTCGTTTTTCAATTCATCAGAGATTGAAGCAGATCAAAAGCAGGAGTAATTTCTCCGAATTTTTTGCCGACATGCCGACAGATTTCTCTTTGTTTGATGACAAGGAAGTGGAACCGAAGGATCCGGCAGAAACATTTAAATGGTTTACGGCAGTCCTTGGCCTGGCGTTTCTGGTGTCTCCTTTCAAATGGGCCAGAAAAATTTCCGGCCTTGCCACCACCATTGCCAGCAACACATTGCGAGTGCTGACAGGAAAAGTAAATGATGTCATTGCTGGATTGAATATCTCTGCTGGGGCAAAACCGACAGCAACAACAAGAGCAGGATCGGCAGGATCGGCAGGAGCAGGAGCAAGATCGACAACAGCATCATCAGCAGGAGCAGGAGCAGGAGCAGGAGGATCTGACCTTCTTGCACCATCTCAGCCGGTCGATAACATCAGGATTGATGAGAGTGCCTATGACATTGTGGGAAAGGTTCCAAAACGAGTGGCTGACGCAGGCAAGCCAAAAGATGTTGTGGACAGCATCATGGATGCCATCGGGATTAGTCCTTCCAACCCCACCTATGCCGAAACCGTCTTCCAGACCAACGCTCACGATGCCTATCAGGCAGGAGATCAGGACGAGCGAAATTATGAGCCAATGAGCGAGGAATTTCCTGCATGGCAGTGGATCACAACCATGGATGGTCGACAAAGGCCGGCGCATGGTGCAAGGCACACCAACTACTACCCCAATTCCCTGAGCTTTTTTGATGTTCGTGATGCCAATGGCTACGATGGCTACAACTGCCGATGTGTTACAAGGGCAGTACATCAAAGCGAATGGCGGGAATTGCAGGAAAGTGGAGCATTTTTCAGCTATTATGCTGAAAAATTCTGTGGAGGAAAAGGAAGCCATCGACCTGGGCCATGCCCTGAGAATGCACCATCGGAAGGGAAAACGCCAATGCCCGAAAATCTCACCGATTTGCATGCAAAAGCAGAACCGATTGCACAGAAAAGAATTGAGCAATTCAAGAAAGCTTATGCTAAAATCAGCAATACGCCTGCTGGTAAAGTAGTTAACCATGCTGCGGGTTTTTTCAAAGATAAAACCGCAAAGATGTATCAGGCCCTGGAAAAGCGGTATGGTCGCAAAACAGCGATGGCTTGCCTTGCATCAGGTCAGGTTATTGGTTGGGCAACAACTGCTGTATCTCAGGCAACGCTTGGCTATCCTCTTGTAATTCCAGGACTGTCAATTGTTGCTACGTTACCTGCTGTGGCGATGGCTGAACTTTACTTGCAGTTGCGTGGCAAACACGATGAGGTGGATATGGATGATAATGATGTTGATATGGATCAGGTTCACAGGATTGCCAAAGAGATGGTTGAGCAACTGAAAGAATCTTTGCACACATACATTGGTGCCAACAAGTTCAATGATCTGAACGTGCCGTCAGTGCGGCAGCGAACTGCTTATACTTGCGGACCTGCTGCTGTCGAAGCTGTGGCCAAATACTACGACATCGATTGTGATGAAACGATGATCGCCAAATTGGCTGGCACCACCGAGGAGGCTGGAACCTCACCCGATCAGGTCATTGATGTTTGCCGAAAGATCGGTTTGCAGGTTTACGGTGTTAACGGAATGACGGTCCCCCAGTTACAGCGAAAACTGATTTTAGGTTTCCCTGTGATCGCATGTTTGCAGGCATGGGGGACTGAACAGGAGATTGACAGCAACGAGGCAGGCCATTGGGTCGTGTTCACGGGTTGGAACGCTATGGGAGCGATTCTGGAGGATCCTGCGACTAATGTTGGGCAACGGATGTTGATGCCCTGGCCGGAACTGTCGAGGCGATGGCGGGATGTTGATGCGAAGGGTAATGAGTACAAGCGTTTTGGAGTTGTTGTTTACGGGAGTGAAAAATAATGAAAGAACTTGAACAGTACAAACAGTTGCTGAAAGCTTCTGAAGAAGCACGACCGGAAGAAAACAAAAAGAATGATGCCGACATTTATGCGGAATTGTCGAAGTGTGTTGAGAAATTCAGCAATCCTAGTGGAGTTAATCAATACACCAAGTCCGTTCGCAAGGACGACAACCAAATTCTCGCAAAAGCCAACAATCCTTTGGCTTGATGTTCACATGATTTGCATGATTTGCCAACAACTTGATGTTTTTGGCAAATTGTGCGGTCATGATCAAAAAGTTTTCTGAATTTGGCAAAAATTCGTCCATGCTCAAAGGCGTGGATGTTTTCGCTGTTGGCACACATCGTGATGGTAAGACCTACACTCACGATGATCTTGATCAGATTGTCGACAATTTCAACAAATTCAGCAAAGGTGCAAAACCCGGTGTCAAAGTACCGATGGCGGTTCCCAGGCTGATGCCGGGTGCGCCAGCGGTGCTTGGTCATGAGGAAGAGCAGGAAATCCTTGACAGGTCTGATTTGCCCGCAGCAGGTTGGCCGACAAAAGTCTGGCGTGATGGCGACCATCTGAAAGCAGATATTTCAGGAGTGGCACCTTCTGTTGCCAACGCGATCAGAAATCATCGATACAATTCCGTTTCCGCAGAAATTTACGACAATCCTCCAGATCCAATCAAGGGGTCTGGAAAAATGCTTCGTCGAATCAGTTTTTTGGGTGCAGATATTCCTCAGGTTAAAACACTTGATGAACTTCCGATGCCCGAACCGGACACACATGCCGAACAATTTGCCCATTTTCGTCCAGTTGTGTTTAAATTCCGCGAAATGAAACCAACACCCAAAGTATCTGGGTGCTACACCTGTTTTTTAGAGGCTTCCCCAATGTCACGAGAAGAGATTTTGAAAGCACTTGGCGAAGCAGGTGCTGACGTACAAACACTGAATGATTGTTCCGACGAAGCACTTGCTGAAATGCTCAGGGTTCTTCAGGGATCGGATTCTGACAAGAATGACGACGGTCAGGATATGGCTGGCGGTGAAGGTGAAGAGGGCGGTGATGACGGTCAAGGCCCAGGCGATATGGAACAGTATATCGAAAAATACATTGACAGTTACGGCGAAAGTGAACTGCCAGAACCACTTGACGATCAGGACAAGGCCAAACGGCAGAGTGTTTCCCGCAAAATGGCCGAATTGGCCAAGAAAATGATGGAAAAGTATTGTGACGTTGGTCAGATGTCCAAGTCGGCAGAAGACGGGTCTGTTAATGCAACCACAGCAGGAGCAACACCTGGTATGCCAAACATTTCCAAACATCCATCGAAGGTGTCTATGCAATTCAACGAACAGGATCTCAGCAAGATCATTTCTGCTGAAGTAACAGCCGCCATCAAGCAGGCTCAAAAGGAAATCCGGTCTTCTGTTGATAATGAAATCAACACACTGACCAAATTCCGCGAAGAAACCCTTGCTTCCGAAAAGAAGCGGGTTATCGAAAAGTTTTGCGAAGCAAATGGTCCTCTTGGCACCAAAAAGATCCTTCCTCGGGAGCTTGATCGAGCCAATCCTGCCAACATTGTTGACCGACTCCTTCGGGCTGATGCGAAGACTGTTGTCAGTAAGTTCCGCGAAAACGGCAAAGATCAGATCATGACCGAACTGGACCTTCAGTTGCGTGAAATTGAGCAGCGTCAGCCGATGCGGTTCAACGAAAATGCGGTCAAGGGTGGAGAATCTGGCAAGATCGGAACTTCCGGCAATGCTGATCAGGAAGTCGAGAAGGTTCGATCTCACTTTGAAAAGTACAGCGAGCATTTCAAGGGTTACACCGAAGAAAAGTTTGTTGAAGGATTTCTTGCCGCAAGGGAATACAACCCTGCACTGACCGCAGAACAGTTTCTGCCTAACTAATTAACGACACTGGAGAATAACGAATCATGGCAAATACTACGGGTGGAGATCGCCCACAATACACTCCTTGGACCCAGGACAGGACTTTGATCCTTCCTGCTGCCATCCCTTCCAGCAGCACCACTTTTTATGCTGGCCAGGCAGTCATGCGTGATGCCAATGGCAACATGATCCAGTGTGATGACACCCAGAAGGGTGAATTCATTGGATTTCTGCAAGATTTCATCCGTGTCCAGGTTGATCCTGCTGACTCAGTGCAGCAGAACGGTCTCCTGGGTGACAAGATGTTTGAAATCCTTCAGCCGCAGATGTTCACTTGTCTGATTGCATCTGCTTCCGCAGGACAGGAAGGCCGAAAGGTTTACTGGACCTACAACAATCAGGTCTCTTTCAGCCCTGGAACCAATGCCAACTTTGCTGGCATTGTGTGGTTTGTCAAGGACAGCACTCATGTGACAGTAATTCCACCATGGATGTGTCCTCCACTGGGCAATCTCGGCAACAACACATTGTCTGGGTCCGCAGCAACGATCAATTTGACAAAGTTTGATCTGAGAAAAACCTTCCAGATCCCATCCTCTGTCAGCCAGACCGTCTATCTGCCTCCCGTGGCTTCTTCTGGATCTGGTGATCGCATTACTTTCATTCAGACCGGCAGTACTACGCAGGCTTTGACCCTGTCTGGCTACGGTGGTACTGAAAAGATCAATGGTGCGACCACTTACTCAGTGGGTACAAGCCAGTACAGCAAGGTTACTCTGGAGTCTGATACCACGCAGTGGTTTGTTGTTTAAGTTAATTTTTTGAAAATACCAGAGGGACGGTTGGCCGCCGGATCATTCTTCCCCGAGTGATCACCCTCTGTGAACTTAGGGGTACTGCTGGGGAGCGGTTATGGGGTTACGATGTCTCTCGACGCAAAGGTCAGTGCGTTAACGGGCGAACTCAAGTCTGAGTTCTGGAAGGCCTGGAAGCAGATAGCAGTACCTGCTGAGTGGAAAGCTTTTACAACCATTGTACCAAGCACCACTCGTATTGAAAACTACATCAACGGAACTCCTGTTCCTGCATTGTCCCTTTGGCGTGGAACCCGTAATTACGGACAGGTTGATACTTTTGTCAGCCAGGTCCGCAATGAAGTGTACCACACTGAAATCAGTGCAAAGCTGGAGGATATTGAGGATGATCAGACTGGCATCCTTAAAATGTCTCCTCCATTTATGGCTGAAAAAGCCAAGATCTTCCCAGGTCGTATGGTGGTAAAACTGCTTGGTCAGGCTATGGGGTCTTCCATTGCACTGGCCAGCGGAACTATTGGCAACCTGAATGCTTTTGATGGTCTTCCTTATTTCAGCAATCGTACCACCAGCACTTCTGGTGCGTTCGGTTCTGGTAACAACCTGATCACCTATTCCAGCCAGAGCAATGATCAGAAGGTTTACAACCTTGTGGCACTGTTCACCGGCAACGGAATCCTGAAGCCGGTAGCCTGGCAGGATCGATCCGGTCCTGATTTTCAGACCAACAGCGGCACTCCGCAGAGCTACGAAAGCCGTCTGGTCCGGTGGTGGGTCGATCTTCGTGGTGCGCCGTTCTTCACCTACTTCTGGAATGCTGTGGGTGTAAATATTATCGGCACACCAAATGTTGCTGAAATGCACGCTATCTTCTCTCAGATACTTGCTGCTTTCAGAACATTCCAGTATCCCAAATCGCTGTCGACAGAAGATGGCGAATATGTCCACGAACAGACGGTATTTAATTCTGGCAATCTGCATCTAATTGGCAGTACTTACCTGTCCGAACAGCTTCGGCAGTCGGTTTCTCAGGACTGGATGCCTCAGTCTGTTGGCTCCAACACTGTTGCGACCACCAACAATTGGAAGGGATTCGCAAACTGGAATGTATCCCGATTCCTTGACACGTTCTAAGAGATTGCTTTATGGACGACTTGTCGACAAATGAACGTCAGCCAAACCTGTGCAGACAGTGCCGTGGAGATCTGATGATCCTCAACGGTGCTGTCCGCTGCACAGAGTGTGGAGTACCTGACAACTCCTCTCTTGTTGCGGATCTGTATCAGCAGGAAAAAGATAGACTCAGCAAAGAGCAGGCACAGAGGCTGATCAGGGATTACAAAGTCCTGATGGCCGAAATTGAAAAAATAACTGAACCTGAACGACCTGCGGTTGTGAAGCAGGATCGAAAAGCCAAAAACTAACAGAGGACTGACATGCCTGTCGCACCTGTTTCAAAAACCCTGCAAACCGCAGGTGATACGGCCCAACTTGCCCTTGGTTACACGGGGGTTGGCAACCCACCTGATCAGACAGTTGTTGTTAGTCTGACGGGAACTTTTACCAACGCTGTGGTGGCCATTGAGGGCATTCCTCTTGGCCAGGCCTCCACTTCGGTGCCAATGCCGATTAGTGAAGTCAGCACGTTGACCGGATCCACAGTCTCCAGCCCTGTCGGGCCTTTGACTAGCAGTGGAAACGCCGGATCTGGCTTTTCGTTCACCGTCAATGCCATGCTGTTTAGTGTCGTTCAAATCAGGCTCGTATCGATTGGAAGTGGTGCGATTACCTCTGGTATCGCATCACAGACCTTTCCAGTAACTTTGACTCCTGCATCCACATCTTTCTTTGATTTGGCTCGGCAGGGCAAAGTTTACACGGGCAGCACACCTGCCGCAGGCGTTACTTTGCCTGTTTACAGTTCGACGACCCAGCAGGCTGTCCTGTTTAATCCGGCATCCAGCAATGTCAGGCTTTGCCTGAAATCGGTGCGTGTCGGCTATGTTTCGGGAACCATGTCTGCCGGTTACCTGGTTTACGGTGTGCAAACCAATTCGGCAAATACGATTACCGGAACTTCCAGTACACTGGTTAACAACAATTTGCTGGGTGGTTCTTCGGCGACAGGTGTTGTTTACACCGCAGCTACTGTGACAGCGTTTAGCTTTTTCCGACCAATCAAAACCAGTGTTGTTGCGGAAGCAGCAACTGCGACAAACAATCCGTTTGATATCTACGACGATATTGGCGGCACTATTGTCCTGTCTCCTGGTTATGCTTTGTCGGTTGCAACCAGTGTTTCCGAAAGCATTGTTACCGCAGTTGCTTTTGAATGGGCTGAATTGCCACTGTACTCGTAAACCAACGCATCATTGCTACAAGGCCAAGGTCGGCAATGGCCTTGGCCTTTTTTTATGATTGAGGTGCCAATGGCAACAACAGCGAATGTGCAAGCCAGCCTTAATGCATCTATGGAAGTGGTTCCATCGATCATGGTGGATGGCAGTGTTTCACGAGCAAACTCAGGCTACATTGCTCCAGGACAAAGTGCGGTCAAATTCAATCTGGATGCAATCTCCTTGTCGACAGCAAGAACAGTTCCTCTGTTCATTTGCCCTGCCAATAAAAACCTGACATTGACTGATATTTATATTTCGCATGACTCAACAACAGCGACCAGAGTGGCATTGTTGGTAGGCACGACAGCAAGTAATGCTGTTGCTGTATTTAGTGGACCAGCAAAAGGCGACACTGCTCCAATTTCCCAACCAGGCATGGAGACCCAGTTAAATGTCCCGGCTGGATTGACATTATTTGTGTCCTGGGGAGCAATTTCAGGGGCAAACCTTTACATCAATATTGCGGCAGTGCTGCAAAATACTGGAGTTGGTTAACATGCCAATCACATATTCTTTGACGAGCGGCGGGATTCAAAATCAGGTTGGCGTTTACAACCATCTGGTGGACCTGATCATTAATTTGCAGGACACGTTTTCCAGCACATGCACAATTGCGGGCAATGTAAAAGGTTATAATTTCACTACCTCCACTTTTTACACTCCTGTTTCCGTAATAAGTCAACTGACATTTCCTGCTGTGCCTGGAAGCGGATCCACTTACTGGCAGATTCAGGTCGACATCACGACAGGAACAGCGTATCTGCAAACCAGCAGTGTCAGCCAGGCTGCGATTGCTTTAGCAACAACCAAGTGCATCATAATTGCGTCAAGCTCCATTCCCTCAGGATCAGCTACTCCTTGGATTAATGCGATTACCTTCACTGATTTCAACACTTGATGAGGTCTGACGCATGTTCCTGACCGATGCGCAAATCCTGCAATCAATAGCCGACTGCCTTCAACTGGCCGGTGGCACGGCAGCTTTGCCGCCTTACTGGACCAACATTGTTGCAAGACAGCATATTTTTGCGTATCAGACCATTGTGGCAGCAATGGTCAATCGAGGTTTTACACTAACTCAGATCCAGCAATGGGATATGGGTCCGTATTACGAACAGCAGTTAAGCGAATACTTTGTTTTTACTGATTCAGCATCTACACATCGTCTGGATACCGAGATCCTCAAACTGCGTGATATCAGGGAGGATCTGAAAACCGTTGTATTTACAATCGGTGGGGGTTTTGTTCAGCCAGGAGCGTCTGGAGATGAGCCTGGAACCATCGGACATGGCGATATTCAATCGGATCTTGGAAATGACCTCACCGAATGGCCCTGCAAACACAAACTTGAATGGGAGAAATGGTGATGGCCGGAAGTTTTGACGACATCATCAAATTGATCGAAAAGAAAATCAAAAAACTAGAAGAAGGTTTGGAAAAACCAATGAAAGACATTTTAAATAATGTCCTCATTCCTGAAACCAAAAAGAACTTTGCCAGCAACCAATCACCGGAAGGTAAAAGATGGAGAGAATTGAGCAAAAAAACCAAAAGAAAGAAAAATAAAAACAGGGATCAGATCCTTCGTGATGAGGACAACCTTTACAGCAGTTTGATGAAAAAAACTAATGAAAGCATTCAGGAAATAACGCCGTCGGGAACTAAAACCACTTTATCTTACGGCACAAGAGATCGGAAAGCTGGGATCCATCAGGAAGGTAAAGGAAAAATTCCTCAACGCAAATTTCTTGGTCTTACTGAGGACATGAAGCAAAGCATCAGAAATACGATTGCAGCACATATTAGAGAAATCATGAACGGTGATTAATGGCACTGACTGCACTATTTACAGACAATCGGAATGACGGCAGCGTGACTGTCACCATAACAGGTGGTGATGGCACTTCCGTCAATTTGATTTATGTGCAGCAGGTGTCTAACAGCATCAGCAATCCGATTCCCAAATGGACATTGGTAGGATCGATCACGGGTAATGGCACACTCAATATTGTTTTGAATCCAGCATATTACTGGGGCTATTGCTCAGGCACCACTGCTGGAAACCCTGTGGTTTCCAATCTTTATTACTTTGCAGCAACATCATCATCAAGTGCAGTAGCAACCAGATTGCAGGCAGCGATTGTATCATCCCTCTCTTCAATCGCTTTGCCTGACAGTCCCAATGCCAACATGTATTCCATGATGGTGCCAAACTGGAAAACGGTTCAATATCCTTGTATTTTTGTGACTTTTGAAAACGAGCAGGAAGAAATGAAAGGCGGCCTGTCTGGAGTTGACAACATCGGCTATCCGTTCAAAATCCAGATCGTTGATCGCAGCAGTGAAGATTACATCGCCAACACTTACAAATATCAGTATTGGCGGCAATCCTTGATGCGATTGTTCAGAAATCAAAGATTTGCAACGATTCCTGAAAATCAGATCAACATTGTTCAACCTCAAAAAATTGTCAGCGTTGAAAATGAAATAGGCTATCAATTGCTGGCAATAGGCATTCGACTCGTCTGTTATTGCCGTGAGCCTCGTGGTGGCATTAACATTGGGCCTTTCCCGCCTTCTCCTTCAGGAACGATTGCCCTTGAGTTCAATCAACCTGCAAACTCGCAATATCTTGGAGTTGTTTTGATATGAGTACACCACTAAAAGTTCTTGATGGTGATGGAAATCCAAAATATATCGACACATACGATACCAGTGCCGGTACGCAAGCAAATCCGTTAAAAAATTCTACTTATGTTCAAAATTTTCCAACAAATTTTGCTATAGAATCGGGCGGCAACCTTGCTTCCATTGTCAGCAATACTGCAAACACTGCCACTTATGGCGCAACAACTGCTTCCAACACAACAAGCATTGCATCAAGCAGCACCACGATTGCATCGAACTCTACCGCAATTTCAGGAGCGACTGGAACTGTTTCAGACAATTCCTGGTCTGGTAGTGGCAACGGAACGATTATAGGAGTACTGAAAGGACTTTACAACTTCCTTTCAACTTTGGCCGGATCTGTTGCCGGCGGCAAAGTTCAGGCAAACATCACGAACAGTTCTATCCCAGTTACAGGAACTTTTTATCCGACAACGCAACCAGTCAGCGGAACAATCACAGCAAACGCCGGGACAAATCTCAATACCAGTTTGTTGGCTTTGGAGACTGGCGGCAATCTGACCACTATTGCAACCGCACAGGGAGCAGGCGGCACAGGAATTTCTCAGCCTACGGGAGGGTCTGGGGTGCTGGGGTGGCTGTCGGGCATTTATTCCAAAATATCAGGCACACTGACGGTTTCGGGATCGGTCAATGTAGGAAATACAGTTCCGGTAACAGGTACTTTTTGGCAAACAACTCAACCGGTTTCAGCCAGTTCGTTGCCTTTGCCTACGGGAGCGGCACAGGAGTCGGGCAATCTGGCTACGTTGGCCGGTGCGGTTACGGCTGGCAAGGTTCAGGCAAACATCACGAACAGTTCTATCCCAGTTACAGGAACTTTTTATCAGACAACGCAACCAGTCAGCGGAACAATCACAGCAAATGCTGGAACAAATCTCAATACCAGTTTGTTGGCTTTGGAAACTGGCGGCAATCTGACCACTATTGCGGGGGCAGTGTCTGCGGGCAAAATTCAGGCCAATATCACCAACAGTTCCGTTCCCGTGACCGGCACATTCTGGCAGACAACGCAACCGATGACAACCGTTCCGTCGACCACAAATGGATTAACTCCTTACCGATCTCTCCCAACAGGGGCGACGAATCAGGATTCAACCGTCATAAAATCATCGGCGGGCACGTTGTTCGGCATTCAAGCCAGTTCGATTGCATCGTCAGCGGTATGGCTCAAGCTGTACGACACCGCCACAGCTCCGACCAGTTCCAGCACGCCCGTCAAAACAATCCTGATTCCAGCCAACACCACTTCGGCCAACGGAGCGGGCAACAACCTGAACTTGTCGACGATGGGCGTTAAATTTACCAGCGGAATTGCGTTTCGGGTGTCTACTGGCATTTCTGATAGCGATGCAACAGCGGTGACAACGGGAACTTTGGCTATCAATTTCGACTACGTTTAAGGTGGTAGCTGATGGCTATTATTTCCGATCATAATCTGTTTGGAATCGAAGGCGTGCAAACGCTTAGTTCTATCCTGCAATCCTATGGCTCAACCCTGATTGCAAACTATGCTAGCAATGTCGGGCTTTACACCGATAACGGATCGACTCCTTGCGCAAACAATGGCGATGCGGTTTATCTCTGGAAAGATCA